TTTTCAATATGTAAACTAGCAGCAATTACTATTACCCCACTAACTGTTCTCTTACTGCTCCACTTACCTTTAGAGTCTGTAAACAAGTCTTTTACTGCTTTCAATAATTCTGTTATTGGCTTAACACCTCCTGAAACAAGTGCCTCGCCTAGCCATTTCTTTATCATTACTTCTTAATGTCTGCTATTCCCTGACCTAATATTAAAGTCAAGATTGCATAATAAACTTTCTCAATTTCTCCTTCTGATAATCCTAATTTAACTGAAACTGCAGGAACAAAAATTGCACCTAAAGTGTACCAGAATTTTTTTGAATTGAACATTTTTTTTAACATTTCCATATTTATTTATTTAAGTTAATAATTAATTAATACAACCAAATCACAGGACTTGGTTTGTCATATACATCTATATCTGCATGGATAAAAGATTTATGCAGACCTAATCTCTCAAAATCTGCATACACTAATGCATCAACAATGATAGCCCTAGTATTACTGTCAGTACATTTTATATCTACTGCTAATCCTTTTATATGAGAAGATGTTGGATTTTTTTTGCTTTCTGGATGATTCTCACATCTATATCCACTTGTTACCACAAATGGCTTTTTAGCGAACTCCCTAGCCTTATCTAACATATACAATAAGTCATCACTAATAATAGTTTTACCACAGCCACATTTACAGGCAAATTCTGATTTCTTAAAATGTTTTAATTTCATTTTATTTTGAATCTTTAAGGCTTTTAATAACCTCATCAAAATAATCTTCAAATTTATCTTTAATTTCCTCCTCTTCTTCTGGGGTGTACTCTTCTGACTCTTGCTCACCATAAGTAAACAATATAAGCATTTCTTTATCATCTTCTTCTACTTTTACTTCTAATTCACCTTCCTCATGTAAAGTCTCCATCATCTCTTGAGTAAAGTGAAAATGATGGTCATGCTCATCATCAGAATAATACTTTTTTTTCTTTGCCATATTTTTTTTATCTATTTGTTCTAATTTTTTTATCGCCCATTCAACACCAGCATCTCCTCCCCAAGCATCCCACATTATACCTCCACATCCTTCATCATAAGGAACATCTTTGTGTTGCTGATGTCTTTTAAATGATGCCATTCTTGCTATTGTGCTTCTACTTAACTTTTCTCTGTTTGCTAACTGTCTGG